CTCTTCTGATACCACCTGCCAATACCGCATCCGCAATATGACAAACCATATCATGTACTTCAATTGGAGAAAGTTTATCACCATCTTGTTTAGAATCCAAAATACCTTCCAATTTAATCAAACACTCTTTAAGTGGTTGAGGACCTGGCGCCTTTCCACCTGATGTAACAAGTCTAGCCCCTTTGGGTCGGATGTCACTAAAATCAAATTCAATTTTTGAACCACCAAAAAAGTATGATTTAACTAATACCTTAACCGCGTCTGCCCATCCTTCAATAGAGTCAGCAACCAACCATCTTCTACTTCTATCATTTGGTTTTCTGATTTCAGGTAATTCTTCTACGTGATGTTTTTGAACGGAATATCCAACTCCTGTTCCACCCAACAAAAGAAACATAATTTCTGAAAATACTCTCCAATCATCAACAGGTGCATATGCACAATTGTAAATTCTGTTTGGTGAAATCTCAATCGGTTTTCCTGCGAACTGCATGGACCTCATAGAAGGTAACACCTGTTTATTATAGACAAACTTATAATTGTCTCTTATTTCTTGTTCTAAATGGGGATACGATTTAATGTGCATCTCCATATTTCTTGTTACCAACTCGTACCAAGTTTCTCTTCTTTTTAAGTCCGGTATATACTTTGAATATTTCATATGCACCGTTATTTCACTCAAAATGCGATTAGATATTTCCATTTTTTGTTTTTTTAATTGTTTATTTTTTTATATTTATTTTTTGATTAAAAAAGAGTTATTTAATATTAAATATAAGGTCGCCGATAAAGCGACCCACATATTTAATAAAAAATAATAAGTTTTTTTGAAAAAAACAAGATATTTATTCTGAATTTTTTTCCCTTTGTTTTCTCTTTTCCATCAATTCTTTAACTCTATCTCTTTTCCTTTCTTCTTGTTGTTCTTCAAACCCAAGAAATGTTACGGAGCTATCAATATCTATTTCAAGTAGTTCATTATTAAATTTACAATTTTCAAATACAACACCATCTTTACCCAATCTTGATTTTGTGATTGCAATCGTTGCCAAGTTCATTTCTTTTTGTTGTAATGTTTTTGCAATTGATATAATTACGTGACCGACTTGTGCTTTTTTAATTGAACCACCCATTTGGTCTGTGGTTACAACTTCAGAAGATATAGAACTCCTATTACCTTGTGTAGCAGTCCATCCAACCAAATCTAATTCGTGACACATCGCCTCAAATCCTCTCATCACAGAACCTTCACTTTTCCATTCATCCCCCAAGTTTTTATCAGGAACAACACAATCAATATAATCCAATACAACCAAATCAACTTTAATTCCATCAGCAATCATCTTTCTAATATGATTTTTAATCTGAAGCATTGTATGTGTATCTGATGGAAGTTTTTTTAATACCAATCTATTTGGCATCGTATTTTTAATTTCCTCAATTTTTGCCAATACGGTTTCTTTATTTTTATTAAGATTGTCAGGTTCAACACCTGTCCAAAGTGTGAAGTGTTTACGTTGGATAATTTTGGGGTTGTCCTCAAAAAATATTTGAAGGACATTGTACCCCAAATTATACCCCGTATTTGCAATTTTGGTGAGCATGGTTGACTTTCCCACTCCAGTTGGAGCAAGTATCACTCCAATCTCTCCTTTGGCTAAACCACCCTTTAAAAGGTTGTCAATACCTGAAATTCCAATTGGTATGGGATGTCTATAATCCTCTTCCAAAACTGTGTCCAAACCCGAAAAGATGTCAGCAAAATCATCTTCTCCGTGTCCCACTTGTAAGGCTTCTCTAACCAAACCCTCTACCAAATCATATGACTCAAAGTCACCTTCTTTGATAATTTTTTGAGCCTTTTCCATTGCTTTTTGTAATTCTTGTTGTTTACAAAATTTCAATGCTTTTTCTTGAACAAATGAACTTCCTTCATATGTTACATCTTTCACTTGAGTTACTGTGTCCAAAACTATTTTCTGAACCAACTCTTGGGACACTTCGGATTTGACAATCTGTTCTAAAGTTTCAAAGCTTGGAACTGATTCATATTTGTGATAGTATTCTTTTATGAACTGTACAACTATCTTGAAATATTTGTTGTCAAAATAATTGCTGTCAAGAACGCTTAAAATTGTATTGGAGAAAGTTTTATCTACAACTAACTGATTTATTAATTGTATTTGAAATGTGTTTCCTAAGTAGTCAAAATTTTTCTTCATAATTGTTTTCTCCCTTTATTGATAAATATCTTTTAAGCCAGCTGATAGTCCATATATTCGTAAGATAGTTTGTAATTTGAAAAAATGTCAGTGAGTTCTCTCAAGATTTCTTTGAGATATGGTCTCAAATCAACCGTATACCGGACTTTGGGTGGAAATAATTTTCCATCAAAAATTCTATGACACAATGTCTGTTCTCCAACTCTTACATAGAGATTAAAAATCTCGGGCTCTTCTGTATAAGAAGTTTCCATAATTATTGGGTCATACTCAATCGCCTCTCTGTTGTCAACCATATAAATTACGGTTTTCATTTTCAAGTCATACTGAATTGTGTCCTTAACACTTTTCATAAACTCATAGAGTTCATATGAATTTTTCGCCTTTGAGTTATACCCTTTCACATTAAAAAACCTTTGGACAATAATGTTGTCATTTAGAGTTACCAAAAACTCCATTTTTGTGATTTCTTGTTCTTTCATTTTTATTGTTTTTAGTTGTTAGTTTGTTTTCTTTTTTCTTTAGTTATTGTATCCCATATTGATTTTTCATATCTCACCCCATACAGATAATATTCTTCTGTTCCATCGGGATAAATTACTGCGGGTTCAGTGCTTGAGTGAGGTATTAGAGGGCTCACATTTTCATCTATCACTATAAATGTATGAGAGCAAGTTGTTTTAATTCTTTTAAGTTGCATGTTTTAAATTTTACGTTTTTCTTTTCTTGTTAATTTTAAAAATGGTTTTAAAAAATTTATCCAAGCATTATCGTCTTTTGGCAAATACTTGAAAAGTCCGTCTTCCAACATCATTTTCATCAGATTTTTATATCCTCTATCTGTTGGGTCTATTGTGTCTTTGTAAACTTGTTCTACAAGTTGTTTTGCATCTTCTGTGACTAACGGATTACCTAAGTCAATAATTTTCAAATTTGTTTTGAATAACTCTTCACCAAGTATACCATTTTTTGAGTGTCCAGTCAAAATTTTTTTTAATATTTTTGATGGTTTTTCTTGCTGTTTAACTCGTGCATTATCCAAGATTTCGGTGATAGTGCAGGGTTTCTCCTGCAAAATTGGAAATAATTTTACCAAAGTTTTTTCACCCAATCCTTCAATACCTGAAATGTTATCTGACTTATCACCAACAAATACTTTTGTTAGTAAAACATTTTCGTGTGGAATGTCAACTTTATTAATATTAATTTTTGAACCTAATCCGAAATATAGTTTTTTAATGGGTGAATATATACTTACTCTTTCTGAAATTAGTTGTGTTAAATCTTTATCCGCTGAAAAAATAGTGATTTGTTCATCTGTTGCAATTTTGCAGTAATAAGCAATCAAATCATCACTTTCATTATTTGGAACTTCAACTTGTCTAACAAACACCTCTTCAAGGTATTGTTTAACCCGTTGTCTTTGATGTAGGAAAGATTCATACTGCTCCTCCCTCATATCATTTCTTCTTTGGGACTTATATTCGGGATATAGTTGTTTTCTTTTGGAATTACTAATTTCACTATCCCAACACACAATTACTTTATCATAATTGTTTTCTTCCAAGAATTTCCTGATTGTATTGATGAAATGAAATATACCACCAATGTGTTCTGTATTTGAATAAAAATCTTTGACTCCGTGATAACCGATAAGATACAGATTGTTTCCGTCAATTAATAGTGTCTTCACATAGGAAGGTTAAATGGTTATAAAATATTGTTAACCATAAAAATATAGTAAATAAAAATATCTAAGTCAACTCCTCACAATCTTCATAATGCTCATATAAAAATGGTTTTATACCGAACATATTTAAAAAAGCATAACCATATTGGTTTACTATTTTATTTCTATAACCAGTAAATTTTTCTCCCTTTTTTATGCTGAATCTCCTATCAAAAAATATATTAATTACAATTTTATCAAATTCGTTATTATAATCAATCATAATTTTACAAACACCTTCAGGTTTTTCTTGCTCCTCAAAATATCTTTCTACAATTTTTTTAAATCTATCTACGGATATCTCATAATTCATATAAATAAATATAACAAAAACCCCCTATTTTAAGGGAGGGGTTCTGATTACCAATTATCGTCAGTTGAAAAATTTGTTATAAAGTTTCCATTTCTTTTGTTGTTTTCATCCACAACTCCAGATTCATACCACTCATTTGAACCTTTATATGTAGAATACCAAAAAGGTGTTTCGCAACCTCCCATAAGTTTAGAAAGTTCACCAG